ATAACTTTACTAAAGATCAAATTTCAAACTATTTGCTAGGTTTGGAAACAATTTATGCTGTAAAATTTGAAAAAACGTTCAACACTTTTGAAACTTTGATCAAAGATAAAAAAATTGTATGAGTCGCTTTTCTTTTGATGATTTATTTGATATTCCTGAAAAACCTAAAGTAAAGGACTATCCTTTAGTCCATGCAGATGATCAAGAACCTGTTAGAGTAATATGCCCTACGGAACAAGGTCCGTTTATTGCGGGTGGGTCATGTTTACAATGGTATCAACATAAACCTATAGAACAAGCTGATATTGATATTTTTTGTGTTGATAAGCATCAAGTAAATGATTTAAAACAAAGATTACATGATCAGGCTACTGTTCAAGAAAAATATCACACAGAAAATGCATTAACTTACTCTTATGTTTCCAAATCCAAACGTTCACGTTATTGGACTGTGCAAATTATCACTAAACGTTTTTATGATTGTTTACAGGATGTAGTTAATGGTTTTGATATAAGTGTCTGTCAAATAGGCACAGATGGAACAAATTGGGCTATGGGTGAACATACTGCAAGTGATATTCGTCATAAAATTTTGCGAATGAATTATCCATTACAAGCACAAGCTGCAAAACGTTTAGTAAAATATTGTACCTATGGGTATCGCCCTGTTGATGGGTTGATTGAAAATATTGTACAGAATGATATCAGTGCATGGAAATTTAGTTCAATGGAAGAATATGAATAGACCTGAACATAGTTGGAGTATTTTAGACCCTAAACCTGTTACAGTATATCTTCCAAAACACGATGAGTATATTGTGTATTGGAATGGTTTAGTCATGACACATGCACAAGCTTTATGTTTAGCTATGGAAATATCATCAGGTGTATATTGCACTCCACAAATGAAAACATGTTTACAGCAAACGTTTGAAAAACTTTACTATTGTGGTGCATTTAATACACGTGATTGGGATGAAGCACTAAACAATCAAGCTGCATATGACTATCAAAAACATAAACTTAGTTTACATATTAAAAATTTAATTAGAGATTTAGAATCAAAAGAAGTATTAGCTTGGTTTGATTTAAAAAACGCACGTATAGCAAAGGATGAGGAATAATTTATGTGGGTTATTAAAATTATTGCTGTAGGTTTTTTTACTGCTATAGGTTGGGGTGTAGCAGATGCCTATGTTGTACAACCTTATATTGTTCCAAAGACTAAAATAGAGGTGCAAGAAAATGAGTGATAAGTGCACTGTTTGTGCCAGTGAATTTAGTTTGGATGATGAAGGTGGTATAGCAGGTTATTTTGGAGTAATTCCTGTGACATTTTGTCCATGGTGTTATTCATCTATGGTAGATATGGTTCAACAAATGACACACTTAGACGAGGAAAATAATGTTTAAATTTGGTGATTTTGTCAAATATGATGTTGATAGTTCCTATGGAGTTGCTTATGTTATTGGTAGTATGCCATTAAGTCATTCTAATGAAAAAATTCCTGTTATTGCCAATCAAAATTTTATTGGTATGCCAATTAATCAATTGTTTTTACAACTAGTAGAAACAGGGTGTATTGACCTTGCTAAACCATTAAGAGAAAGATATGTAGCAAATTTTGGCGATATTGATGAGTAATATATCCTAAGTGCTTTACAAACGGCTATTTTAAGGATAAATTAATTAACATGATACTAAAAGCTAAACCAATTATTAAAAACCAATATTGGGTGGTTACAGATGGCTCCCAAAAAATAGGTAATGTTGAAGCAAGTGGTAATGGTTATGATTTTAAAACTATTGATGGTAAAATCACACATTTTGATGATACCAAGTCACTTGAAAAAACTAACTCATTACAGTTTGAAAAGCCACTTAAAAAAACCCATAGTATTAACTTACCATTTGCAAAGTGGCCTACTGAGGGTAAAACTTATAATAATCTATATGATGTTAAACGTAAATTGCACGTTTATACAAAAACAAACAAGAGTAAATGTTATCACGTAGCAGGTTATTTTAAAGTAAAAATGAATGATGTATGGCAAGTTATCTTTTGTCCAAAGTATATTTTTGTACAACGATACCCCTATCACGGACCGTTTAATACTTTGGAAGAGGCAAATTCCGCATAAATATAGGTATGATTCATATAAAAAAGTTTATTGATAGGATTGGTGCTATTGATGCTTCATCAAATCGTGATTTTATAATGCCACTTAGTGATGCAAGATTATTACGTGATGAAATTGCTAAACTCCTTGCTGACAAAGTAATCCAAAAGCAATCTACTACCGATGTTATTGAAGTACAAGTAAACGGAGGTAGATTTTAATGTCACGTTCGCAACCTAAAATTCTTGTTGAAATGGTAGACAAGAAAACCTATAAAGTTGATCAAGTGCTTGAAGCTGCAGGTATTTGGGCTATTTTTTATGACGATCAACCCATTAATTTAAAAAATAGTCATCACTATGACAGTAATAGCGTACCCAAGTATAAAAAAACAAGCTTCAGCAACCCAGGCCACGCTCGCAATCTTTGCAAAAAACTTAATAAACAATTTATGACAGATAAATTTTCTGTAGTCTTTATGAATCAAGGCACAAAAGTTTATCCTGATACATGAACTCACTTACTGACAGAATTGTAGTAGCAAAAAAAATTCTTCAGTTGCTTGAAATAAACGACTATAAACCACATTTACCTGATTTGTTTTGGATGGATCAGCGTCCACAAAGTGGCACACACCTTCAAGGTGGGTGGAGACTATCTGAATACGGTGAAAAACGATTTAAAGAAGCGAAAATTACTAGCACAACCGTAAAAATGTGGGATATAGATAATAACGTAAAAACTTATCGCACTGCTGTAGATGCTAAAACATTACTTGATTTAAACAAGTATATTAAAAGTCCATACTACATAGAGTTTTTAAGTGGCAATGATACACTTAAAAAAATTAACATTCAAGTAAAATTATATGATGAACGCATTGGTACAATGATGTTATTGTATGGTAGTGTGTACGATTATTTACAATCTGTTAAAGGAGAAAACAATGACTGAAACTAAAAAATCAAAAAATCCATTTATTAATATGGCTAACGAAGCTAAGGCTAAACAACAATTCCCACAAAAAGGTGGGTTTAAACCACCATCACCTAAACCTAGTAAAGGATTTGGTAATGCTACAGTGGTACGTAGAAGTGGGCGTGGTGGCTAAAAATAAATAATTATTGGGTAAACCTTTTGTTTACTCATGCGTTAATAGTAATAGCATAGTTAATATTAAGTTGCTCTGCGAAATATTAACTTAGTCCGTAAGGATAAGAGAGCATTTTTTTATAAAGAAATATCATGAAACAATTATTCGCAACACTATTTGCTGCACTTTTCGCAGTAAGCGCATTTGCAGCAGATGCAAAGAAAGAAGAAAAGAAAGACGCTCCTAAAGCAGAAGCAAAGAAAGACGATAAAAAAGACGCAAAAAAATAATTCTAGCACGTCGAAAAGACGTACCGCTTACGCCTAAAAGTGATTTTGATGAAGATTATGAAATTTTTGTATTTGATGATAGTATAGGACGTAATCTTACTAGAATTAAAATTGTTACAGAAAATGATGATTTATCACCAAGAATTAAATTTAGGTTATGGTTAGCTAGACAATTAGCGTTGAATAAGTTTGATGAAGTATATCAAACAGTATAAAAGGCACTGCGGTGCCTTTTTTATCCCTAGTCTTTGACGCACTGCAGCATATAAATAAAATTGATACACATACACATGGAGATTGAAAATGTTTATTACACAGTTTATGCTCAATATCCTTGAGCGTTTAGCAGAAATGTTTCCAAAAGATGGTTACCAAAATCGTTTGGAGCGTTACTTAAGCACAAAAAGCATTACAGATGCTGCTACTCTTGACAATTACATCAAAGAGTTTGAATATAGTTCTCATAAGGAATAACAAAATGTTTAGTTTTTTAGCAAGTATAGGTTACAAAATATTTAAAGCATTAGAAGCAAGTGGAAAAGCACGTGCTCGCAGATATTTTCATTTACATCGTGGAGAATGGCAATGACCTTTTTTAAAATAATTTACCAAGTTTGGTGTGAAGGATTATTAGCTAGTCATTTAACACGCAGGGGTAAGTGGCAAAGTGCAGTAAAGTTGATGGGGAAGTAATATGATGTTAGCTTATTTTATACTTGGTTCATTAGCTATTATTGCTTATATTGATGAAAAATTGCATCATCAGTATGTGCTTGGTGAAGAATGGGACTTCTTAACCCCACATCATCCTAAAAAATTGTAATATAATATAATTTATTGTATAAATACATTTGAGTACATAGATGTACTCAAATTAGACACATACACAGAAAGGAATGCAATATGATTAATCAACCCTCACTTTTTATTGACAGTGTACAAAATGCTAAAAAGCAATTTGTTGAAAAATATGTCAAGCACACTGACCTCAAAAATAATATGTTAATTTATATTGAGGCTCAAAGTAAATTTTTAAATACTGCGCTAGAAACTACTACAAATATTATCACTACTTGTAATAGAGAGTTTCTACATACAAAAATTGAAAAAATAATGAATCCGTTTAGTATTGATTGGTATAAGGCAGGTTGGGATGCCTGGACTGCGCAAAATCGTGCAGAACAAAAAGCCTAACATAGACATACACACACAAGGAGAAAATTATGTCAAATTTTGATCTACCAAAAACTGAAGTAAAGTTTAATCGTAATGGTTACGAAATCCGTACAGAAATCCTCAAAATGGCTAAAGACCTTATCAGCGAGGAATACCATAGTAAGTTTCACGGTTGGGAAATGAGCGTACAACGTGATGATAAAGGTGTTGTCACAACTACTGTAGGTATGCCACAATTTCCAGGCATTGAACAAGTCCTTAAAACTGCAGAAACTATGTACAACTTTGTTAACCACGCTTCACAAAGCATGACCAAAACAAAGTAATTTAGGATAATTTCAATCCATTAAAGCACAGTTAGTCTGTGCTTTTTTATTATCTTTTTGCTACAATACCTAAAATTTACATGGAGATTACCCATATGACAGATTCAGGTTATATCTACGTTGGTGGCTATTATCACTATAGCGGTAAGGATATTAGTTCACTTACTGAGAAAAAAGTTGGCAAAAGTATTAACGTACCAAGCAGAGAAAACGCACTAAACAGTACTAAGTTTACTATTGGTTATACAATGATTAAGTATTGGCAAGTTGATAGTATGAGCAGAGTTGAAAAATTGTTACATGCTATATTGCCTGAACGTATGCAAGGTGAATGGTTTGAAGATACTGATGGTATGTTAGTTGAACGTGTGTCTAAATTTATGGATATTTACGGTGCAAGCGAACAAAATGTTAACCCAACTGACCTTGAACCTGCTGCAGCAAAATATATTACAAGTAATAAATCACGTGATCGTGTAGTAGAATTAGCAGGACAAACATTTAGCCAATCTAAAAATGACACTAATGGTAATCCTATTAAAGTTAGTTTCACTGTAAACGCAGATGGTACTTTTACCTGCCATGAAAACGGTAAAACATATGATACTAGCCCACATAGTGCATTTTGTGAGCTATGGGCTAATCGTGTAACAGGTGAAGCTAAGACTAATGTGTGGACAGGACCACGTAACGAGCACAACCGTAGCATGGATCAAGAACTTTCACTATTAAAACCTAAGACAGGAGTATAAAATGTCGCATATTGAGGCATCAGCTATTAAAAACAACTTTACGTTATGGCAAGCAGTTGGCTTGTCAGGTGATCAAGAATTAGCAGAACATTTGTTAGATCGTGGGTTTTATCGTATTCCAATAGACAAGTTTAATACGGTGAAGCAAATATTAAAAGAAGCTGAAGTTAGTTCTAAATTTCAATATCTAACAGACAAAGTTGTAAAAAAACCACAAGCAACACATTTTAGTGTATCATTAAAACCACAGAAAAAGAAAGTATTGACAAGCGTATCAATTTAGATATATCATACTTGTATCTTAACAAAGGACGCAAGTATGGAACTTCAACGTATACCCCTTCAATATTGTGACTTTGACAAAAACACTAAAGTTTTAGGATTATCTAATACGTATTTTGGTGGTAAATTCCCACAACAGTTTTTTGTAACTAGTCATCATACGGGTAAAGAAGTACGTTTTACGCAAGTTGATTGCTACGATGTACTTTATGATGAAGATGGACATGATGGTGAAATCGCTTATTATCGCCCTATGGGTAATGTTCCTAATGTAGAGTATTTGTATGTTACTAACGATGGACGAGCGTTTATTGATCCTTACAGTATTCGTTAGTTGACATGGTTTCAACACTCTGCTATACTACTCTTATCACTTGACAAACAACGGAGCTAAAGATGCCCAAGTTTATTACTGTGTTTGAAGGTCAGTATTTTGATAAGCCTATTCCTAGCGGTACTAAGTTTCAAATTCACCAACCAGGTACCCGTCCCAACGAATATGTTGTACTAAACAAAGATCGCTTGTTGGTGAAACCAAGCGGAAAAATTTCGGAGAAACCTACTATTGTGGTAACTAATTGTGAAATAACAGATAACAACAACGGTGTAGCAGTACCAAAAAAAGCACCCGTAAAATTTACAGCAGATGAACCTGTTGTAACTAAGCCTGAACCTACGGATGAACAAATTAAGCAATGGTTTAGAGAAGATTTTGAAAACCTTGAAGAACATATTGAAGATATGCTACGTGGTGAAGAAAAAGGTGGATTATTCATTTGCGGTGGGGGTGGTAGTGGTAAAACCCATATCGTAGAATCAGTGCTTGACCGTTACGCAACATTTACGAATGTTGGTGGGACACGTGAAAAGTTTCAAATCATACGTGGTTCATTAGGTGATTCACCCGTACACCTGTACAAAATCTTGTTTGAAGGTAGTGATGCAAATTATATTACAGTGTTTGATGACTGTGATGCAATTTTCTTTAACCCTGAAATGCTTAACTTGCTCAAAGCAGCACTAGCAACCACAGGTGAACGCAGAATTAATATTCGCTCAAACAGTGCACAACTACGTAGGGAAGATATTCCTGAAAGTTTTGTGTTCAAGGGTAACCTGATTTTTATCACTAACCTTGATTTAAACAAAATGCGTGATTCAAATTTAAAGAATCACCTACAAGCGATGGAAACACGTTGGAAATCTATTGAAGTACAGTGTTCCTCAGCTAGACACATTGTGCTACGTGCTAAACAATTGCATGAGGATTTGCAAAATGATGGTGGTTTCTTCGCTAACTTTGACCTAACCGCTGAACAAGTTGATGAGTTGTTTGCTTACATTGAGACTAACGCAACAAAATTTAAGTCGTTTAGTTTACGTACTTTTGTATATGTTGCTGATTATATGGTGCGTAAGGGTGATCGTTGGAAACAAGTTGTTGAGCGTACCTTGATGTACAAGAATCGTTAAGATATCTCCTGTAGTAAGTTGGGGTAATTGGGTAACCAATTACTCCTTTTTTATTGACATACCAAGAATTTAAGTTATACTGATTATAAATATATAAACACATGCCTACTGCCAAAATTATTGTAAAAGATGAAGTCAACGTAAAAATAGAAGGACTTCATCTAGATGACAGAAAAACCTTAGTAAAACGATTTGAGTATGAGATGCCAGGCGCACGATACATGCCAGCAGTCAAACTCGGTCGTTGGAGCGGGAAAGTATCTTATTTCCAACTAGGGGGTAGTACATATATCAACCTGCTTGATCAAATTATTCCATATCTTGAAGAGCGTGGATATGATATTGAGCTAGATGATATACGTGATTACAAGCAATCGTTTACGTTTAACAGTGTAACTGAGCAGACTTTTGCAAGTCATGTATGGCCTACAGGTCATCCTAAAGTAGGCGAACCTATTATCTTGCGTGATTATCAAATTGAAATAACTAATCAATTTCTAGCCAATCCACAGTGTGTGCAAGAGATTGCCACAGGTGCGGGTAAAACATTGATTACAGCAGCATTAAGCCATAGTTGTGAGGCATTTGGTAGAACATTGGTCATTGTCCCAAACAAGTCATTAGTGACACAAACTGAAGAAGATTATAAGAATTTAAACTTAGATGTTGGTGTATATTTTGGAGACAGAAAAGAATTAGGACGTACACATACTATTGTTACTTGGCAAAGCTTAAACAATATTATTAAAAATACTCAAGATGGTGTTGGTGACATTACGATCCAAGAATTTATTGAAGATGTTGTGGCGTTAGTAATTGATGAATGCTTCGATGGTGACAGTAAAGTTTTGACACCACATGGATATATTCCAATCAAAGATTTAAAAGAAGGCGATACAGTAATTAACTACTCGGAAGTTCAAAAAATATTTAAACTAGATACAGTAGTTAAACAACATACAAATTTAAAAAAATCTATAAATGAAAAAATGTATGAATTGGAATTCGAATGTGGTACCAAAATAAAAGTTACGGGTAATCATACATTCTTAACTAAAAGCGGATGGGTTAGAGCAGATGAACTAACGGAAAACCACGAAATAATCACTCCTATCATAAATACAGATATCTAAAGCAAAGGAGTTGAAATGAACCCTAGAACTAAGAAAAAAATGGAAAACATTAATTTTCGTTTAAAAAACTTTAATCAGGAAGCTAGGATAATAACTATGACCCCATCAACTGTTATTTTAAATACAGGACACTGTTTTGTTGAAAATGATGCTAAGAAATTTATTAGACGAATTATGAATTTAAAAGTAGAAGATTGGGTTAAAAACATTGATTTGTTGTTATCTGGTGGGATTAGTGAGGATAAAATAAAACACATTTCCGCTGCCATAGGAGGTAAAGCATGCCAAAAAAAACATGGCGAAAAAATAAAACTCAATCTGAATAACGGTCAACCATGGAATAAAGGAACTAAAGGCCAAAGAATTGGAATGCATAGTCCAAGAAGTATTGAAGTAAAGGAAAAAATATCTCAAAAAAATAAAGGTTCGAGAAATGGAAGATATGGGTATATTTTTTCTGATGAAGAGAAATTAGAAAAATCTATGCATATGAAAGAACTTATTCTAAATGGGAAATTTACCCCTAAATCAAATAACAGAAATACTCATTGGGAATCCATCTTAGATGGAGTTCCTTATAGGTCTAGTTGGGAAGCGTTGTACAAATACATTAATCAAAATGCGACTTATGAAAAACTAAGATTAAGTTATAATTATAGTGGACGATCAAAAATATATATCGTAGATTTTATAGACTATGTTAGCAAAGCTGTAATAGAAGTTAAACCAAAAGAATTGTGTGTTGGTATTAAATTTGCTGCTAAACTAGATGCTTTAACTGAGTGGGCAAAAAGACATTCGTATGAAGTCTTAATAATTGACCAAAAATGGTTTCAAAAACAGACTGTAAATTTAGACTATTCAAGGTTTGATGAAAAAACAGCATATAAAATTAGGAAATTTTATGAAATTGAAAAAAAGAACTGAAATTCAAAAACCAAATCAAGTATATAATCTTCATATTAAAAATGACCATAATTACATAGTTGAAGGAGCAGTTGTATCAAATTGTCACATGGCTAAAGCAGATGTGCTTAAATCAATGTTAAGTGGGTCTATGGCTAAGATAACTATACGATGGGGATTAACAGGAACAGTACCAAAAGAAAAGTTTGCGTCAGAGGCATTGTTTACCTGTATCGGTCCTGTCATCAATAAGCTAGCTGCAACTGATTTACAAGATCGTGGTGTATTGGCAAACTGCCATGTGCACGTAGTACAATTACAAGATCATGCAGTGTTTAAGAATTATCAAAGTGAGTTAAAATATTTACTAGAACAAGATAATAGGTTGGATGAAATTGCCAATATTATTGACAAGATAAAAGAAAGTGGTAATACTCTTATATTGGTGGATCGTATTACAGCAGGAAAAGAGTTAGTAAAACGTTTACCTAATTCAGTATTTGTCAGTGGTACAACTAGCAATAAAAAACGTAAAGAAGAATATGCAGAGGTTGCGGTGCAAGATGAGAAAATTATTGTTGCAACCTATGGTGTAGCAGCAGTGGGTATTAACATACCAAGAATTTTTAACTTGGTCTTTATTGAACCAGGCAAGAGTTTCGTACGTGTTATACAAAGTATTGGGCGTGGATTGCGCAAAGCTGAAGATAAAGATTTTGTGCAAATATGGGATATTACTTCAAGTTGTAAATTTTCTAAACGTCATTTGACACAGCGAAAAGCATTTTACAAAGAAGCGAATTATCCTTTTACAATGGAAAAGTTGAACTATAAATGAACATACTATTATTGGATGATGTTAAATTTAATTTAGAGAATTTACCTGAAGAAATTGATGATTTGCGTTTTGCTATATTAGATAATAGCAATCCTAACGCAGTAGATTATTTTTTCATACCGTTAATATTTCTAGAATCATTTAACAGTCCTGCGCTTGTATTGCGTATTGATGATGTAATGATTAAGATGCCACTAGATTGGCAAATACTTATTGGTGAGCCTGAGTTTGGTGACCTTGAAACAGTACCATTAACAAGCATTAATGACCGTGGGTTTAAAGCATACCAATTTAATCCTATTAGTGGGTTTAGACCAACTTTCCTTGATATTGAAATCATTGATATTTACCATGATGTTACATGGTTTGCGCCACGATTAAAGAACGGACAATTTCTTTGTGTACCAATAGATGACGATGAAAAACCACGTTGTATATACTTTGTTAAAGAAATTAGTCGTAATAGTGAAATTGTAGATTATAAACAGGCATTCTAATGTTTGAGCTACCTAGACATGAATATCATAGAATTAAAAAAGACTTTGAGATAGCATGCATTGATGATCCAAATCTTATTGTAATCTGTAAAACAACAAGAGATTGGTATAAAATGAAAACAGGTAAAACAATCGTTACTACTTTTAGAGTAACTCAAGATATGTACTTAGAAACATTTTATTATGTGGTAAGTAACGATGAAGAAATGACATTACTATCATTATCATTAGGTGCAAATGAAGGATTCTGATTTAAAATTACAAAACATAGACTTGGATTTATTCAGTGTATTAGAAGCACTTGATAAAAAAGATTATGGGTATTATGACCGTTTAACTGACGAGCAACAAAAGAAATTTGTTCCTTTTATGATGCTTCATTGGATGAGCAGTATTAAAAAACAAGGTGAAGTTGGTAATTATTATGTGCTTGCTACGGAAGAATTAGCCAATAAACACATCTTTAACGAGTATGTTCAACGTCATCCAAAATTACAATGGTTGATGTTATGTAGCATTAGCCCTAATATGGGTAAACAATTTCATCAATGGATACCACATTTAAGTAATAAAATCAGTGAATTAAAGACTGCGAGTAAATCTAAAGATTACGCAGATTATTTGAGTAAAGTGTATAATACAGCAGATACAGTAACCATACGTGACATTAGTGATGAGTTATCTGCTGAACAAAACAAGAAATACCGTTTAGCACAATTATTTCCATCAATGAAACTAGCAGATATTGATTTGTTAGCAAAACACGTTACAGACAAGGAATTACTAGAATATGAGCGAGAATGTGGAAAATAAGTGTGAATTTTGTAATAAAAAATTTGTACGAGAAAAACTATTCCTTAGGCACGTTTGTGAACCAAAACGTAGATGGCTAGAACGTGATATGCAAGTCAACCGTTATGCACACGGTGCATGGAAGTTCTATTTTAATAAACATCACCCATCAACCAAAAAAGTTGAGTATATTGATTTTATTCATAGTCCATACTACATGTCATTTATTAAGTTTGCAACATATTGCATCAATACTAATGTTATAAATATTCACTACTTTATGGATTATCTTATTGCACACAAGATATCTATTAACACATGGTGTAGTGACGAGAATTATTCTAAATTCTTAATCAATTATTTAAAGACAGAAGATAGTAATGATGCAACTAATCGTAGTTTAAAAACCTTAAAAGAAATGTGTGCAGATGAAAACATACATATTAAGGATGCTTTTAAGTATCTAAACGAAAACCGTTTGTGCCAAAAAATATATCAAGGTATGATAAGTCCGTGGGTATTATACAGTTCTGACAGTGCTATGGATTTTTTATCTAGGTTAAATGAAGATCAAGTGAATATCATTTATGCTTACATTAATCCTGATATATGGCGATTAAAGGTATTTCGTGAAAAAGATATATCAAACCATATTAAAAATGTATTATTTGAGCATCAGTTATGAAATTTAATAGTGATATAGATATTGATTTTGCTAACCGTGATGATATATTGCAACACATTAGACATACATCGGCACATATCAAATCTGATGGTAAACTGCGTAAACATCCGTCAGGTGTATATGTGACGGATATACCCTATGATCCGTTTAATGATTGGTGTGCTTTGGATTATCACAATGCTGAAGCACGTGGTTATTTAAAATTAGATTTTTTAAATGTATGGGTTTATAAGCATGTAAAAAATGAAGAACACTTAGTATCATTAATGCGTGAACCAAAGTGGCAACGATTAAGAGAAACTGAGTTTTTTAAGAAACTCATACATATAGGCGACCACTATGACAGTATGCTTAAAATGCCACAAGAGATAGACTCAATTCCTAGAATGGCAATGTTTTTGTCGGTGATAAGGCCTGGGAAGCGTCATCTTATTGGTAAATCTTGGACAGAGGTGTCTAAGACTGTATGGGATAGAGATGCCGATACTTATTCTTTTAAGAAATCTCATAGTATTGCATACGCACATTTAGTAGTGGTACACATGAATTTACTAGAAGAGTTAGGGTTACATGCGTTTGACGAGGGTGATGCTACGTCTTTTGATTCTGCGCTTGGTTAGTTCACTTATACTTGTGGTGGGGCCGTGAATAATCGTAAGTGATTTATTGTTAAAGGTTTTAAGATAGGGTTTAAATGGTTGCCATTCGTCTTTAAGAAAGATGTTAATGGGTATTAGACGATTACTTTCCCACCACCATACATCACCAAGTTCAAGAAAAAGTCTTTTAAGTTCTTGTTCTATTATAGCTCCATAGTCATAGAATGTAGTAACATCATCATCACGATTTTGAACGACACCTATATATTCTTGTCCTGCATATGAACACACCGTTATGAATGGGTGGTTAGCACTCAATTTTTTTAAGAAATCTGATGACATAAATATACTATAAAGGAACCTTTAACGTGGCTGCATATCAAACGCAAATGTATTTATATAATCAACGACAATATGTAGTTTTATTAAGTTCTGCAGGGAATATCGCAACAAGGAGATATAGCACCGTGTACGCAAAACAACTAATGTTAAATCGTGGCGTTGATAATGTTATAGAATTTGCATTTATCAATCAAGATCAAAAACCAATTAATTTAAGTGGAAAATATCTTTACTTCAGAATTATTAATAATAACGGTACTGAACTTTTATTAACTAAACAATTAACTCCAAATTTACCTGTTACAGGCATCTACAATTTGGAATTGTCTATTTCAGAAGTAAATCAAGTTAGTCCACAATATTGTTATTATTCTATTGAACTTACTTCTACACCATGGGTTAATACAAGCACGTCAGGCAATGCGGTATTCACCAATGCAAGTGGTATAGCACGAGGTGATTTAGTAATTACAGATAGTATTTTCCCAACGGTAGTTCCATCATTGGATGTTACCATACCAACCCATCCTAGACCCACTCAAGGCAATGCAATGCAAGGTGGTAATAGTACACAACCACAACCAAAGTTGTATTATAGTAGCGAAATTAAGAACGAAGATTCTCAAATGTTAACTATACAATATCGTATAGAAGAATTTTGTGGTAATATTACCATTGAAGGAAGTAACATTGCTGACTTTTCTAGAGCATATAATATTGGTAATACAGTTGTTTATGGCAATGCAAATGCTTTACCTTACCCAACAGGTGTAACTCAAACGGTTGGTGAGACTATCACAGGTTATCATCCTTATGTAAGGTTGGCGATTCAAAACTACGGAAGCGGACCACCCGAAACTAATCAACAATATCTTAAAGGTGATGTTGTTAAGATTTTAGCAAGATAACCTAATTTTTTTACATGGTGTATGGTTTGTGTCATAATATTGGCGCATGAATACAATTATTGATAAGACACTGCAATTTTGGGCACAGAGAAAGACTAAACGCACTTCGGGTGGTTGGCTCTCTGCCAACGCTGTATGTTGTCATCATCGTGGTCATAAACCTGATACAAGAATGCGTGGGGGTTTAATATATTCACCTGATAAACTAAGCTACTCTTGTTTTAATTGTAATTTTAAATGTGGTTATTCTACAGGTAAACTATTATCCGCACACTTTAGAATGTTTCTAACATGGATAGGCATGTCAGAAAATGAGATACAGCAACTAGCATTAACTGCAATGAAGCTGCGTGATACCACCGATCTTATCCAAACTAAACAAGTGCGTGAAGTTATTTTTAAGGATATAGCATTACCAAAAAATGCTGAAATACTTAATCCAAGCAAGGTGGAGCATGAACCGTTTGTAAGTTTTTTACAACATCGTGGGTTTAATCATGATGATTATGATTTTTATGTTACTCCACATGATGAAGGCAGGGACAATCAACGTATTATTATACCGTATTATTTGAACAATCGTTTAGTAGGATATACAAGTAGATATTGCGATAACCGTAAACCTAAGTATATTTCTGAGCAGCAGTCAGGGTATGTATTTAATTTAGATGCACAAAATCCTAGTTGGCAAGTATGTATTTTGGTAGAAGGTCAATTTGATGCTTTATCTATTGGTGGATGTGCTATTATGTCAAACAT